CCTACTTGCGTAGACTCACTTAGATCTGTTGATTCATTTACCTCGTAGATATTAGGATTAATTTGACCATAATCTCTCATGATTATACCAGCCATTGCATTAGCTTCATTCTCTATTTCTGATCCAGTCTCTCCTGAATCGTCTTGTATCATATTCAGCTCACGCTGTCTATGGTGTGTTAATTCATGTGCAAGGCTTCTTAGATAGTCTGCCATAACCCTATTACCGCAGTAGACCTTTATGGAGTTGTCATGAGGATAGTAACCACCAAAAGACCTATTATCCATTACAAATGTAGGATCGTTGATGAGTTTAATTGGCGGTAATGATTGTATAGTCAATTCCTTCTTGCAGTACTTCAGGAAGTGCTTTATCGTATCAAGCTTCTGTTGGTTCATTTGTCGGTAATTCTTTTTTTACTGGCTCTTGTTCAACTGGAGCTGCGGTGATATCCTGTCTCAGTAAGGTGTAAATTGGTTTCGTGAAGCCTTTATTAAATGCTACTGTTGGAATTGTTTTCTTAAACTTTTCGTAATCTCCTGCTCTTACTAAATTTCTAACATATGGAGCAGATATGATTCCTGCTTTTTCTTTCATTGGTAACCCTTTTACAACACCTGGATATTTAACTTGTAGGTCTTTAAGGTATTTTTGATCATCTACTTCATCATCTCCACCAACTACATATAATGCTTTCGTATCAGGATGGCTATTCAAATACGTGTATATGTCTGCCACTGGTGATTCTCCTTCTGATATTTTCAATACTACTTTAGGATTTGGTGATGCATCAAAATACATTTTCCAAATTGCTAAAGAGTCTTCTGGTGTAATACCTTCTTTTACCTTAGAGCTAATAAGAACTATAATGTCTACTATGTAATCTCTGCCTGTTAGGTCCTGTATAACATCGAAGTGCCCTTTATGTGGAGGTTTAAAACTTCCTGGATAAAGGCAGGTGCCTGGTTCGTTTGTAATATCTTCCGCAATTAGTTGTCCTAGTAATTTACTGTCGATCATATTACTAATAAATAGTTAAATTATTACATCTTTAGTTGCTCCCAATTTTTCTTTGAGCTCTTCTTTATACTTTACTGCCACTACTAGCTTTGCCTTCATTGCCTCAATCTCAGTTTCATCCCTCTGTAATCTATATACAAACATATTATACGGTGAATCTACGCGTGGATCATAACTAATAAAGTCACACCATTTTGCATTTGCACATAGCATATTTGAAATACACTGGTAATAGTAATTAGGTGCTACCTTTTTAAAGTCTGCATCAGTCTTAATCATCCCGTGTTTGAAGTGATTGGTACATGTATACGGACATTTAACTTCTATAACTCCATCAGGAGGTATTAGACCGTCGGGTGATCCGCCATAATGATCGTCGTATGGTATAAAAGATGCCTTACCTACCTGATTTCCAGTCTTTTCACTGTATACTTCAATAGCTAAATCCTCTAATTCTGTACCCCAATCCAATGCTGCACCAGTTGCAGGTGCTGCAAAGCCTCCTAACGACTCCGAAACCTTCTCAAGTAGGTAGGTTTTTGCTGTATCAGTAAGACTATCATCCTTTCCTCCCATTATTTTATGAACTTCTGAGCTGGTTATCTTACCTCTTCTAAGGTCAAACCATGCCTGACTTCTTTGTTCTACTATCATAGTTGCATTCTTTTGAGCATCAAATCGCTAAATGTTAGCTGTTTTGCTTGATGTAAATACTTTGTCACCATTTCAAAACCCATCTCAGATGGATCCTTTCCTTCTAATTCCACCAAATAAACGTCTTTACCGAGGTCTATTAACTGTTGTGCATAACCAATCGATTGCTTTAATGCATCGTTATCTAGCGCAAGATAAACCGTTTTAACGTCGCTCTCTACAAGCTTCATCATAAGAGACTTTGGAATAGTCTTACCAAAGAGCGGAATTGCGTTTCTTTTGAGTGCAATGGCATCAAAAATACCTTCACAGAGTATGACCGGGACCTTCCAGTTTATGTAGTATTCCAGTCCAATTAGTTCATTCTTATTACATGATGGTGCATTGTACTTTCTTCCTGGGTCTTTTTCAAAGGATCTGGAGATAAAATAGTTTATGTGTCCGCTCTTACCGTACGATGGTACTATAATTGAATTGGCGTACTTACCTGTTTCACAGTATCCTATGTTGTATTTTAGGATATCTTCTTCCGTAAGTCCTCTCTTTATGATGTATGATTTAGCTTGTCTAAAAGCAAGCTTTGTAAGTGGTTTGGATAGTGGTATAAATTCGCTTGGTAGCTTAACCACTTCGTAGGTTTTATCTAAAACTTCGCCTCTTCCATCCGGAAAGTAGGTCTTCATTTCAGCTATATGCTCAGTACCTGCATGTATCTTCTTTAGGAGTGTTACTGGTGATCTACCTTTTATATTACATACCCAGCAATGCCATACTCCTAAGTGCGGATCGACTTCTAGCTTTGGCTTATGGTGTTTGCATTCAGGACAATGAAAGGCAAAGTTGCCTTTTGTAGATGTTGAGGACTTTCCTAGAACAGCCTGTAATAAACCTAGTACCAATCTTGCCTTTTCTTGCATAGTTATAACCTTTAGATGGTAGCATACTACTTATTATTCGTTTACCCAACTCTCTGGAATAAACTTATCTGCGTAAGGTATTCCTAAGCTTTCGCACCAACTTCCATAAGTTGTCTTGGAGTTCTTGGAGATCTTTGTCTTTGAATTACTGAAGACGAATCTGATGTCTAATTCAGGGTGTTGCTCGTGAATGAGCTTGTGCTTCTTTCTATCTGCTAATACGAATCTACCCTTAGTTTCTACAATGATTCCGTTTGGTAATTTGAAGTCGGGGAGGTATGTATGATTAGTTGCTGGCTTTGTATATTTTACAATGTTAGCCTTGCTTTCGTACTCGTATATTACTTCTAAACTTTTGAGTTGCTCTGCAACTTCCTCTTCTAATCCACTTCTATATCCGTGCATGATGGCACGAGCTCGTGGACCTACCTTTTTCTTTTTTGCCATAAATTTTATTTTTAACTATCCCAACGAACAATGAAAGTCATATCCGTATTTGATGGAATAGGGTATGGTGTTCCTAACTTACCTACAACCAGTAGTTCATTAGCGGCGCTGTATAATCCAACCGTTGTTGCGTATGGTCTATAGTCTGAGCCTGTAACATTATCTGCTATAGTTCCGGATGGTGCCATTGCAACTGCACTCAACATTGTTGGGTTCTGTGAATAATTAAAATCATTTTCATTAACATGGCACTTCACCTCGTTCTGGTATATCGTTGTTTCTTCAGTAAATCCTATTATCATTCTTTATTAGTTTACTAATAACCTATTAACTTAGTGTTATTGTCTTTGTTACACCGTTGATTCGTATCTTAAGACCCGTATTTGTATTAGACTCTAACCAAACGTCTCCATCATTTGGAGCGGATGGAGCTGCACCGACTGTTAATCTCATCATAGCTGCTGCTGTAGTTGAGCCAGTTAAGTGTAGTGTAGCCGTTGGTGAAACAATGCCTATACCCATTTTTCCATTAGCCGATGCTGCTGCGGATGGACTACCTGTTGTTGTTGCATATGAACCTGTTGCAAATATAATACCTCCCAGATTAATTGAATCCTTTGCTCCATCTGGTAGTGTTATATTTGTACCAATAATGATGTTGTTTGATTTTACACCAAGTGCTCCACCAGCTGTATTGTATCCAGCTTGGTACCCTAACAAAACAGAATAACTTGCACTAGCTGCTTGGTAACCGGTACTAAATCCTAAAAAGTTAGAGTAGGCGGCATTTGTTGCAGCTTGTCCTGCATTAGTTCCTATAAAGTTTGATCTATTTGCCTCTGTTGAGTATTGACCAGCTTGGTATCCTAAAAAGTTAGAAGTGATTGCGTTAGTTGCACCTTGTCCTGCATAGTATCCTAAAAAGTTGGAATAATTTGCATTAGTTGCACTATAGCCTGCACTTTGACCTAGGAAATTCGATTGGTTTGCATTAGTTGCACTATTACCTGCACTCTGTCCAATAAAGTTTGAATTGTCTGCATTCGTTGCTTGGTAACCTGCATACAAACCTATGTAGTTTGAATTGTTAGCATTTGTTGCTTGTTGGCCAGCACTTTGACCTAAAAAGTTGGAGTTGCTTGCAGTATATGCATTATATCCTGCATTGTTTCCTAAAAAGTTGGAGTTGCTTCAGTATATGCATTATATCCTGCATTGTTTCCTAAAAAGTTGGAGTTGCTTGCAGTATATGCATTATATCCTGCATTGTTTCCTAAAAAGTTTGAACTATATGCATAACGTGCGTTGTATCCTGCATTAGATCCTAAAAAGTTTGAATTGTTGGCGTAAGGTGCGTTATATCCTGCACTATTACCAAAGAAGTTTGAACTATATGCATTAGTAGCACTATTACCAGCACTCTGTCCTAAAAAATTAGAATCACTTGCATTCGTTGCTTGGTAACCTGCATACAAACCTATGTAGTTTGAATTGTTAGCATTTGTTGCTTGTTGGCCAGCACTTTGACCTAGAAAGTTTGATTGGTTTGCATTTGTTGCATCCTGTCCTGCTTGAGTTCCTATAAAGTTTGAATAGCTAGCTGATGTCGCATTCGCACCTGCAGAGTATCCTAAATAATTTGAACTATATGCATAACGTGCGTTGTATCCTGCATTAGATCCTATAAAGTTTGAATAGCTTGCACTGAATGCAAGGATACCTGCTTGATATCCTAAGAAGTTTGAGTTGTTTGCATTTGTTGCACCTTGTCCTGCATTATATCCTAAGAAGTTTGAGCTGTTTGCATTTATTGCTTGATAGCCTGCACTTTCTCCTAAAAAATTTGAGTAGTATGTATTTGTTGCTTGATTACCGGCAGAAAATCCTAAAAAGTTTGAGCTATATGCATTTGTTGCCAAAGTACCTGCTGCGTATCCTAAGAAGTTTGAGCTGTTTGCTTTTGTTGCTTGATAGCCTGCACTATCACCTAAAAAGTTTGAAAG